CACAAACTATCTTGTTAAAATAAAAAAGCCCCCACCGATTAAGGTGAGGGCTAATTTTTTATTAAGCGTTTTCAAGTTCACTTAAGTATGAGTAACAGATACGGATTGCGTCATCTGGTCCTTCACACTCACGGATTTCCTTTTCGAACGCGTCTGTACTTTTACCTGCTCGTCTGTACTGTTTATAAACGTCAGCCATAACGTAGCGTGGGTCTAAGTCAAACATGTCTTGTCCTTTCTAATAGGGTTGTTAGGTAGGGGGCGCTTTCACGCCCCCTGTTGCACTAGGCTACTAGGGAGCCTACTGCTGTGAGTATCCTTGCCTTCTCGGCGTTGACCACTGGGTCAAATCCGGAGGCGGCAGCAAGTACTCCTTCTTGCGTGCCTTTCCGCCCGACGCGGAAGTAATCTAAGCGCTCAGTTAGGGTATTAAACAATCCCCATGCTGTGCCCTTAATGTTGGCGTTGGTAGGTGACACGTTATAGATATCACCAATCAAGTCCATTTTGTTCTGCCACTTAGTTAAAGCAGCCGGTGTAGTATCAGGCTTAGGATATAGCGCTGTGACTACGTCATTGAACACTTTAGGTGTTACCTTGTGCTCGAACATTTTCTTGGCTAGTGCCTCGAATGTGTCCATGTGGTTGAATGTCAGGCCTAGTGCTGTACGTGCTAGGTCTAACTTACCTTGAACCGTGGCGGTGTGACGTATCTTGAAAGATTGCTTTGAACCTTTCAATGCCATGTTCAATGTGTTCTGGCAAACCACTCTCACTGGTGTGATGTTGGCTTGCACAGCGGTTGAACCGTCATGTGAGGTGTGGACTAATAGATAAGTAACAGTCTTATCATTAGCGCCTTGTGGGTCTAAGATAAATTCGCGAGGTACGGCTAATGAACCGAATACCACACGACCATCTTTGATTGAGCCTGCGCTTTCCCATTTAGCACCACCGTCTAGTAAGGCATCGCCAAAATCAAACAGTTGTTCGTTCTGTAATACCTTGTAGCGTTCACCTACGACAGCGAGCACGTCAGTGCCACTGTCGAATGGATTAGTGCGTGTAACAAAATAGTTATCCTTAGTAGTGCGATAACCGTCGGGCAGAGCGACCTGTTCCAATTGAACATTCCAATTGTCTAGGTGCGCGGTCTTCAACATGTCGGCGGTCTTAATGTCCGCGTCCTTATCGAATAGAGTGCCGAGGCCATGCCATGCTGGCTCACCTCGTAGTGCGAATGCGACGTCGTCGCCGTTCATCTCTAAATCATGCATTGAGATGTGTCCTTTCTATGATGTAACACCGTGTTACTCTCATGTATTAAGTATGTCAGTCTTAGTACTCTCATTTGAAGATGTTATCGAATCGTTATAATTGCTTCCCCCGTATGTTTGTGTTGGGGCTATGGGGCTGTGGGCAAATGCTTAACAGCAGCCCAGCCCCATAGCCCCAACACAAACAAAAAGGCCACCCTTGCGGGTGGCCTTGTTGTTTTCCGGGGTTAGCAGAAACCTTTTTCTATTTCGTTATCAACTATACCACCTGGTGTGATTGTATCTATCACGCCTCGTAGTAGTAATTCATCTAACAAGTTAGATACTATCTGTAACCTTGGGTCAGCTTCCATATTATCTTGGACAATATGTAGCATGCGCTCGATTGTGTTAGGTGCGTAGTTCATCGTGACTTCCAACATGTAAAGCACCAGAACCCATAGAGTCCGTTCATGTATGTAACGCGACCGACTACATCATCAATAGTAAGGGCTGTTTTACAGCCCTCACAATCGAATACATCTATTTCTTCCTTGACTTTAGTTTTCACTTGCTGTCCTTTCCATAGAGTTGGTCTAACAATTCGCCTTGCTTGTTTAGATTAGCAATAAGGTTATCAATCTCACCCATTACTTGCTTGTGCTTAATGCGTGTGCACTTGCCACATATTTTATGTTTAGTGAAGGCGACCAGTAGGTCGCCCTCATTTCCACATTGTTTACATTGTGAGTTCATACCAGCACCATGCTTGGCTCGTTGATTGCTCGCTTGAGATAGTTTTGGTGCTTGCTTGTAGTCATTGAATACTTCTTACTATCTAGTATCCACTTTTCATCTGCTAGATAGAATGTGCCGATACATTGACGATATGAATAGACTTGGTATTCACCTTGTCCCTCGTCGTCTGACCACTTGCCCCAGAAATTACCAGCGTTAAATTCACGCTTGTGTACAATTTCTTGCATTGCTAGTCTTGCGTTTATTCTTTTAGTCATTGCTTGTCCTTTTCTTAGTACCAGTTGAAATTAGTTAGGGCTAGTCCTATTACTAGCCCTATTACTATCGGGATTACATACCACACTACGAACTCGCCTCTTTTGGTTAGTTTCATAAGTAGTTGTCTCCGTAAGGAATCTCGACCTCGTCAGTCTCGTACTGATTAGGTTCATTGCATCTTGGACAATTTATAGTGACGATTTCATGCTCGCCACTATTCGTTGCGTCATAGTCCCAAGTGTGTAGACAATTAGGACACTCGAGCACACTATCGTGCAGATATACGACAGGCATTAGATTGCCGTCCCGTCGAACTCGCGCTCGCGCTTATATTCCTCGACTGCCTCATTAACACTATTAACGTGGCAATCACCAGACTCTAAGTGCTCGGGTAGTGCTACGCGATAACCATTTTCGAATTGCTCAATGGTTAATGGTGTGGAACAATAAGGACATGGCAGACTATCGCCAGCCATGACCATGCGTAGTTGATACGGAATAAATGTCATACTAACCCCTAACATACGAGATATTTTCTCGCATATATCTAAGATACACGCAATAACCGACAGAATTAGAGACGTTACCAAATTGTTATAATCGAACAGGTGTTCGGTCTCATACCCCCCACCCTTAAATACGGACAAATCGGACATGCCCGCCAGGCTTTACGGATGAGTAAAGTGTGAATTTAGTGGGCAGTAGCCTATAATTTAATTACCAGGGCCCTCTCCTCTGCTTTTAAGCACGAGAGGGACATTACTTTAGTGGGCAGTAGCCGACTTGATAATAAATGAGCGGTTGCCACAATCGGCACATGTGCCTAGGACCATTGAGAACTTCTCTTTTGTAACTTCTTTGGGGTTTATCATTTTGGTAGCTTTATTGCAATGTGGGCAAAATGCGTTGGGGGTTATTTGTCCCATGCTTGGGATTCCTCCAGTTTCTCTTTCATAGCTTTGCCTAGCAGTTCTAATATCTTATTTAATTCCTCTTCTGTCATACCTTCAGCCTAGCATATTCGGGGGTTTGTGATATTTTGCTTATATGTTTACAACTTGGCTCTTGGAACAAGAGTACCGTAAAGACGATGTGGGTAAATTGGCTCACCTCGTCTATCAGGATTTGAATAATGGCTGTGCTATGGGCATAAAGAGCTATGTGGGCTGGTACGTTCATTTTGTTCGTCATCACAAGTATAACTCGCTAAGATTGCTGAATCTGCTGGACAAAGCGCAAGACGAACACCTTAAATCGTTAACCCCCGAATAGCTTTAAAAATCTGCAATAATTAAAGACATGAAACCAGACAGTAGCCAATTTGGCAATGTAGTTGATTTAGCACAGTTTCGTGCACGTAAAGAAGGAATGACTGCTCCTGGTCCAAATCATCCGGCAGCTAAAGCTTTAAAAAGAAAAACAGATTTACAAGAGAACTTAAGTAAAGTAGAAAAAGAAACACCACTTTTTGATTGGAGTAAAGACTAATGTCAAGATATGCTGAATTTGAATTAGGAAACAGAACTAACGCAATTTTTGAAGTTAATCCTAGAGTTAGTACTTTAGAAAATATGAATAAAAGAGGACAATCTCAACCAATCAGTGGAGATTACATTCCTAAAGGTAAAAAAGGCAAGTCTTCAGGAAAGTTAAACGGTAAAGGCGGATACTAGTGAGAGCTAGAAACGGTAACGAATCTCGTCAAGTTATCTTTAGAAAAGGTCAAGACGATACTGAACTAGTAAGACGTGCTAAAGACGCTTCCCATAGAGAAGAAACAGGAATGCCAACTGCAGAAGAAGTGCATACCTACAGACTTGCTAAAGGAACAGATACACGCAAAGTTTCTGATTTAGCTAATCTTCCAATTAGCGGAGATTTAATGAAGAGAGCTAAAAGATGATTTACGACCCAGCATTAGGCGCAACCCGCGCATACCGAAGCGGTGTAGTTACACAAAATTTGCCCGCGTCAAAAAAACTTTCTACTTCACAGTGGCGTAATATTAATAAAGGAATGTTTTCGGGACCCCGACCAAGCTATCAAGGTTATATGCTTAATGAGAATTCAAAAGATATTTTAAACCGTTCAAAACGCAATATGGATATGAGGTAAATATGTTGCCACTAGCAGCAATTGCAGCAAGAATAATTGGACCAACAGTTGCAAGAACCGTTGGCGCACAATTTTCAAAAACAACTGCACAAAGCGTAATTAAAAGCGGTGTAAAGAATTATGCACAAGGCGCAGCTTTTAATATGGGTATGAATGCTGGAAGAAGCATGACTGAATTTACAAAAGGCGCTCAGGACAACGACGAAGCACGACAAGCTCTTATATAACAATGGCTGAAACAAAGAAATTTGGACCTTACAAAGGTTCTAAAGCTAACGGTGGACGCCCTATTTATGTTTACAAGAAAAAAGTAGGCGGTAAGTGGGTTACTACTTCTAAGAATAAAGCCCGTGCTGATTATGAGTCTAAGAACGGCAAGATTAAATCTAAAGATATTACTGTTGACCATAAAGACAATAACCACAATAACGACTCTAAAGGTAATCTTCGAGCCATTTCTCGTAGCAAAAATACCGCTAAAGAAAACAAACGCAGAGCCGGTAAAAAAGAAAACGAGAAATAATGTACGAATATAATGTAAAGAAAGTTCTTAAGGTAGTAGACGGAGACACTATAGACGTTGATATTGATTTAGGTTTTGATATTTCATTAACCAAAAGAGTACGTTTAGCTGGTATTGATACCCCAGAAAGCCGCACCACTGATACGTTTGAAAAAGAACTAGGTTTAGCTGTAAAAAACCATTTAAAACATTCTTTAGACAACGTTAAAAGGATTGTTATTAAGACTGAATTACCTGACTCCACAGAGAAATACGGCCGTATCCTAGGCCACCTATTTATAGATGGTAGCGAAACCTCCTTTAATCAACACCTAATTGACTCAGGCTATGCTTGGGGTTATGATGGTGGTACAAAGAAGAAAGACTTTGCTGAGCTAAAAGCTAAACGCGAAGCCTATGAGGCAAGTAACAAAAAATAATTAGGAGCATTAAAATGTTACAACACAAACATTTACTTATAAACGCTAAGGTTAAAGACCCAATTACGTCTGAAGATGACGCTATTAAGTTTCTTATTCACTTAGTTCATAAAATCAAAATGAAAATTGTTAGAGGCCCATTTGCTTCTTATGTGTCTGTTCCAGGCAACCGTGGCCTAACTGCCATTGTAATGATTGAAACTTCACATATTGCTTTTCACATTTGGGATGAAAAAGACCCATCTGTATTACAGTTTGATTTATACACCTGTGGTGAATTAGATAAAGACTTAGTAATGTCTTGTCTCAATGAACGCTTTGAGATTGTTTCTATGGATTACGCCCTTTATGACCGAGAAGTTGGGTTTAAACTAATAGAAACTAACTCGGAGGTAAAAGGTGGGACTAACTAAGACTCAAGAAAGAGTCTTTACTTCTGACGACCGTTGTGACGCATGTTCTGCTGCAGCCCAAGTATCTGCAACTTTTATAAATGGTGAATTACTTTTCTGTGGCCATCATGCTAGAAAATCTGTAGTTACATTAAAAACTAAAGCACTTAATTTATATGACCCTGAAAATCAGTTAGGTTTACTTAGTAACCATTAATTTAGTAAAATAGAACTCGCTACGCGGGAGAATTTTACTTGTTTAAAAATATTAAATTACGTATTTTATTGTTGTTGCCAAGTTTATTGGCTGCTCTTTTAGTATTTGCGCCATCAAATTCTCAAGCAGCCGCTGCCCCATGTGATACCTATCAGGTAAACGGTGGAGACCAAGCCTTTTTAATGAATTTAAATACTCCTCTTAAATGGGGAGACACAGTTTATACAAATAATATTTATGTAAGTCCAAAAGGAACTATTACATTTGGTGTAGGAGATTATACATTTTGGACATACCCACCAACTCCATCTATTTCTATAGCTTCTTATGACTATCACGCTTTTCCTAATTCAGAAATACCTGGAGTTTGGAGTCCAGGATGGGGATATGGAAATAATTTATATGTTAGATACGGTTCTACAGCAACTTCTATATGCGTAGATTGGAAAGTGTTGCCATGGGGTCAATCAACAGGTAATCCTGTTTATATAAGAATGCTTGCGGAAGTAAATCCAATAAACTATACGTGGACACCAACTTATGAAGTAAGTGCTAATGCACCTGCTAACGCTAGATATGGTGCTAGATACACACAAAATGGCCCTATTCAACCATTAAGTGTTCAAACTATTACTCAACCACCTGTAGCAAGTCCTACACCTTCTCCAACTGCTACACCAACACCTACACCAACAGAAACAGTAACGCCAACCCCAACACCAACAGTAACACCTTCTGAGACCAGTTCACCTAGTCCAACTCCTGTAGAACCTTCACCAACAAATAGCCCAACACCAACCCCAACAGAAACGCCATCTCCTACTCCTTCTCCTGAGCCAACTCAGACTCAAAATCCAATTGACCCAAATCCAAATCCAGAACCTGACGTGACAGAGCCTGACGAACCATTAGTAGACCCAACGCCGGAAGAGACAACAGAGCCAGAATTAGAACCAGAACCTTCTTTTTCACCTGAACCTACTCCTATTGAAGAACCTATTGACATCGTATCAGAAGAAGAACAAATTCAACAAGAGGCTTTAGAAGAATACAACCCTGATTACGAATATCAAATAGATGAAGTTATTCCTGCATCAGAAGTTCTTGAAGAATTAAATGAAGAAGAAACTTTGGCTTTTCTTGAAGCATTAGACCCAAATCAGCCAATTGAATACGTTGAAGGCGTTATTATAGAAGCAGGAGTTGCACTTGTATTTGAACAATTAGATAATCCTGCTGCTTTATTAGCAGAAGCCTTTGACAATCCGGGACAAGTATTAGAAGCGCTTGGTCAATTAGGCGCTGATATGACAGAAGAGCAGCGCGAAGACTCACAGCAAGTAGTTGTTGCAACAGTCATCGTATCCCAAGTTTTGGGAGCAATGGCTCTTACAACAACTCCTCCTGCTCCAGCACCATCAAGCGGTGGCTCTGGCGGCGGCGGCGGAGGAGGCGGTTCTGGTGAAGGCAAGAAAAAGCTAAAACCAAAGAGCCGTAAAAAACCACAAAAAATAAAAAACCACAGGAGGATAAAGTGATAAAGGCCTTATTAAAGCCTTTTAAATGGGCCCTAAAGGCTCTAATTTCCTTGGTCAAATACATCGTCAACATTCCTGTATCAATAGTTAAATTCGTAATAAAAGTCGTTAAAACAGTTGTTGAGGAAATTGTTAAAGTAGTAACTAGTTTTGCATCAGGAATTTATAAGCTAGTTTCTTACGTATTAAAAAAACTATGGAAACTAGCTAAGTTTATATGGGCTTGGTTAGTTGAAGCATTTGTAGAAACACTAAATCAATTATGGACTTTACTAGGTATGTTTGCAGCATGGCTAGTTTTAGAAGGTAGTGCAAAAACAATAGTTGGATATGCAATTCTTTTAGTTCTTGCACTTTGGTTAGTAACAATTAGAATCAGAGGAGAGGAATAATGGCAAAAGAAGTAAAGTTAGACGACGAAAAAAAAATGGGTGCAGTTAGCGGCATTAAGAACATCCTATTTAGGATAATCGCTGTATTTGCAGCTAATGGTCTTGGAGTTATTGGTGCTGGTGCAATTGTGGGTATAGACACTTTGAGTGCAGTCATCCTTGCAGGAACTCTAGGTGTTGCCACTGTAGTTGAAAAATTAGCAAGAGGCTTTATAGATGATGGTAGACTAAGCATTGAAGAAATCAACTCTGCCTTTAACTCAGTAGATAAAAAGGCTGAAAAGTAGGAGCAAATGCCTAAGCACAAAAAGGAACCATCAAAGACTTTAAAATCTGGTGGGGAACCACACAAGGTTTATAAAAAAGATGGAAAGGTCATCGTTGACCACACCAATAAAAAAGGTGGCAAATGGGACAAGATTAACTTGACCAAGATGGCTGGAACTAAATCTGTTAAACAAGGTGTTAAAGAAGTAAAAAAGTGGCATAAAGAAAATCCACATAAAAAAGATAAGAAGTCTAAGTAAGTCGTTTATAAGTAGCGTCGTCTTCTGTGATAGGGTTCTTTCATGGAAGACGACAGCATACTTTTAGAAGCCCATAACGTGGTACGTGGCCCTCGTCAAGACAACTATGACCATCCATTAGATAACTTCACTAGAATTGCCAAATTATGGTCTGTAATCCTTGAAAAAGAGGTTACTCCAGAGCAAGTAGGTCTTTGTATGGTTGCTCTTAAGATATCTCGTGAAATTCACAGGCCCCAAAGAGATAACCTTGTAGATGGGGCTGGATACTTTGAGACTGTTCATCTACTAAAAGCGGAGAGGATTAAGCGTTTAGCAAGTGAAGTTTTCCCTTTGGATGAATAATTAAAGGTATGTCTGAAATGAACCAACTTAAAAACATGGAAAAAGCTATCCCTAAAATGGGTGCAGCAGCTAAAGGTATTCTTGGTTTAGTAGTAGGTAGCGCTCTTGGTGGCGGCAGCGGTAAATTTGGTAAAACTGAAACCTCTAACCGCATGGTAGATAGAACCCATGCTGCCAATGTTGAAGATGAAATGAAGAATAGAGATACTGCTAGAGAGCTTAAAAAAGGCAAACAATTTTCTCAATATAAAGCTGAAGAAGCAAAACAATCACATAATCAAGCTCTAGAAAAACAAAGATTTGAAGCTGATACAGTTCATGAATTTGCTACAAGATACCCACATGCTACAGAAATTAAACATGGTGGAACTTCAGTCAAGTTTAGTAAAAGAGGTTCATCAAAACCTGCTTCTCCTACAACCGGTTCAAAACCAAAAAATGTTAAAAAAACTAATAACAAAAAAACTAAGTAATCAAGAATTAAAAGAAGACCGAATAAACAATGTATCTAGAGCCAACTCTAGAGATTTTAGAGATGCCCTAACCCGCGCTAAAGGCGCAGTTGATGGGGTGCCTACGGAAGCGATGCAGTGGATTAGATGGAACGTTTAACTAAAGCATTTGAAGCCTATAAAGAGGCTCCTAGGACCGTAAAAGACTCACGATTCGGTATTCGTAAACTTCCTGTAAGTAAAGAAAAACCTTTGTTTTTTTCTTATCCACAGCCAGGAAGAGGACCTAACGGAGAGAGCTCCAACTAGTTTAGGTAGTAAAATTATTACCTGTATCGTACTGTAATACATAGAGCTTTTGGAAGGATTTTAGTGGCAACATATACACCGAAACGACTTGGCACAATGCCAGTCCAGTTATCAACTAGTGGCAGCTCAGCACTTTATACATGCCCAGCGTCCACTTCAGCGATTATCAAAAGCGTTATTGCTGCTAATACATCTGCATCAGCAGTTACTTTTAATTTTTCAATAGTAAACCCAGTAGCAGCCTCTTCTGCTTTAGTGTCAGGAGTAACTATTGCTGGTAACTCAGTTTTAACAATGGATAACCTATCTGTTGTTTTACAAGCTGGAGAATCCTTTTTTGCATCTGCTAGTGCTGGAACTTCTATAACTTTAACAGTTTCAGGAGTTGAAATTTCCTAATGGCAGTTGTAGTCTATGGACCTACTATTAACGCTGTTAATAACGAAGGTCATCAAGAAATTTTAGTTTCAACAGTTGACCCTATATCAGCAAACGGAAAAAACGGCGACATCTGGATTAAATACACACCTTAATAATTAGGAGAACAATGCCGGGCTATTTAAAAGACAGTAACTCTTGGAAACAACTAACTAATACTTATGCAAAAGTTGGTGGCTCTTGGAAACAAGGACAACAAGCTTGGGTAAAAGTTGGCGGTTCTTGGAAACAATGGTTTTCATCTGGTATCTCAGATTTATTTAATAGGGTAAACTCTGCTGGAAGCCTAGGTACAGCTCTTTCTGGACAAGTATGGACTAATCTTCGCGGTGTTTGGAATATTGTTTCAAACCGTGCTCAAAGTTCTTCTGGTGGTTCAAACTATCCAATGGCAACTATTGACCTTGGAACTACTCAAAATACAACTTCTACTGC